GAATACGTAAGAGTATTCGGAGATACATTTGAATCAGCTTCATCTAAACAAGAATTTTTAACTTCTATAGCCGCTAAAAATTATTTTTCTCAAGGAGGAAATAACTTATTAGTAGCAAGAGTAGTAAATGGAACATTTGCAGGAGCAAGTAACACTCATATATCAGCTTCAGCATATGGAAGTTCTCAACCTTTCGAATTAGAGACTCTTGGTAAAGGAGTAATCTACAATAACGCTACAGGTTCTATACAAGCACAAGGAGAACATAATACCGATTCATCTATCGTATCTGGATCAAGTGATAATTTGAGATGGGAGATCTCAAACGTAAACAATTCTAAAGGTACTTTTACAGTTTCTGTAAGAAGAGGAGATGATAGCTTAAAAAACAAAATTGTACTAGAAACATTTAATAATGTAGATTTAGATCCTAACTCACCTAACTATATTGAAAAAGTAATTGGTAATCAAAGAGTTGCAATATCTGCAGAAAACGATAACATCGTTACTTCTGGGGAGTATGTAAATAAATCAAAATACATTAGAGTTAGTTCTGCTAGTCTTACTACTATCAACTATATTGGTAATAACGGACAAATAAGAGTTAACGCAGCTTCTAGTTCATTACCTATAGCACAATCTGGATCGTTCTACGGGGCTACAGGAAATATTGTTAAAGCTGGAATGAACTTCAACGATAATATTGCAGCTGATACTCAAGGATTAGGAGTATCTGATTATAGTAACGTAATTACATTACTTAATAATTCAGATGACTTTAAATTTAATGTTGTATCTGCACCAGGTATAGTTGATAATCATCACGGTGCTACAGTCGATAGTTTAATTGACTTAGCTGAAAGCAGAGGAGACTGTATTGCAGTAGTTGATTTATATGCTCATGGAGCTTCAGTAGCAAATGTAACTGGTCAAGCAGACACTTTAAATAGTTCTTATGCAGCAGCATACTGGCCTTGGTTACAAACTGATTCAGCAACAGGTAAGAATGTATGGGCACCAGCTTCAGCTTTTATTCCTGGAGTATATGCATTTACAGATGGAGCTAACGCACCATGGTTTGCACCAGCAGGATTAGTAAGAGGAGGATTAGCAGGAGTTATTCAAGCAGAAAGAAGATTATCTCGTACACAAAGAGATTCTTTATATGATGCTAAAGTTAACCCAATAGCTTCTTTTCCAGGAACAGGTATAGCAGTATTTGGTCAAAAGACCTTACAAACTAAATCTTCAGCATTAGATAGAGTAAATGTAAGAAGATTATTAATAGACTTAAAAGAGTTTATTGGTAACCAAGCACAAAACTTAGTATTCGAACAGAATACAGTAAATACAAGAAATAAATTCTTAGCAGCAGTTAATCCATACTTAGATTCAGTAGTACAGAGACAAGGTCTTTATGCTTACAGGGTAGCTATGGATGACAGTAATAATACAGCAGATGTAGTAGATAGAAACCAGTTAATTGGTCAAGTATTTATACAACCAGCTAAAACAGCAGAATTTATAGTACTAGACTTCACAGTTGAACCAACAGGTGCATCTTTTGGAGCATAATAAAATAAATAACTATTTATAATAAATTAAAAACATAAAATGGCAGTATTAGACCCAAATGAAATAATGTTCAGAGCGTTTGAGCCAAAGGTGCAAAACAGGTTTGCCCTTTTTATAGACGGTATTCCATCGTTTATGGTAAAGAATGTAAAAGCTCCGAGCTTTACTGACGAAGTAATAAAGTTAGATCATATTAACTCTTATAGAAAAATTCGTGGGAAAAGAGAATGGCAAGATATGGATCTTGTATTATATGATCCAATCACACCTTCTGGAGCACAAGCAGTAATGGAGTGGGCTCGTTTATCATACGAATCAGTAACCGGTAGAGCTGGTTATTCAGATTTTTATAAAAAAGACTTAACACTTAATGTTCTTGGACCTGTAGGAGACATTATAGGTGAATGGGTAATGAAAGGTGCCTTTATTCAAACAGCAGACTTTGGTCAGTATGACTGGTCTAGTTCTGAAGTAGTTGACTTAAATATGACTATTTCAATGGACTACTGTATATTGAACTTCTAATAAACTACCACATATAAATCTTAGAACCCGGCATTTAGTCGGGTTTTTTGTTTGTCCCATAATTTAATTTTCGTATATTTATATAAAAGACAAGTTATATTTAATAAAATTTATGGAATCACAATTTAAAATACCCACAGAAACAGTACAATTGCCTTCAAAAGGCTTACTATATTCTAAAGATTCTCCTTTAAGCAAAGGTGAAGTAGAGATGAAGTATATGACAGCTAAAGAAGAAGATATTCTTACTAATAATAATTATATTTCAAACGGTACAGTTATTGATAAACTGCTTCAAGCTTTAATTATTACAGAAGGAGTTAATTTTAATAATCTTTTGATAGGAGATAAAAATGCTATTATGGTAGCAGCAAGAATACTATCTTACGGTAAAGATTATACCTTCAACTATGGAGGAAAAGAATATACAGTTGATTTAACTGAATTAAAAAATAAAGAAGTAGAGATAAAAGAAGGAAAGAATGAATTTGAATTTACTTTACCTAAATCTGAAAATAAAGTAACTTTTAAATTGTTAACTCACAAAGACGAAAGAGAAATAGAGAATGAAATGAAAGGTCTTAAGAAGTTAAATAAAGACAGTAGCACAGAAACAACAACAAGATTAAAACACACTTTAACCTCAGTTAATGGTTTAGTAGAAAAAAAAGATATTAGAGAATTTGTAGACAAGTACCTATTAGCAGCAGATGCTAGAGCACTTAGAAAATTTATGCTCTTGGTATCTCCGGATGTAAATTTAGTATTCTACCCGGACGACGTATCGGGGGGCGTTGACTTGCCGATAGGCATAGGGTTTTTTTGGCCTGACGTCTAGTCATAGAACTGCAATATTCACTCAAATACATGAAATAGTATTTCACGGTAACGGCGGTTATACTTGGAGTGAAGTGTATAATATGCCGATATGGTTGAGAAAATTTACTTTTCAAAAAATACAAGAACATTTTGATTCTTTAGCAGAACAAAATAAAAGTAAAAGTCCTAAAAAGAAAAAAACCTTTGGACCTGATATAAAACCATCCTTTACAGCAAAGGCGTCTAAAAAATAGACGTCTTTCCTATTTATAACATATATACTTTATATGGCAGAAGAATTTAAAGGCTTATCGCAAGAACAACTTAATAAACTAGACCAGTTTAAACAAGCTACAGCTGAAGTATACGAAAGTTATAAAGCTATAAATAAAGAATTAAATGACGCTGAACAAGTACAAGATAAACTTACAAAAAGACAATTTCAAGGTAGAGATGTAGTAGATAGGATAGCTCAACTTCAAAAAGAAGCTGTAACTAGTACTGATGCTGCAAGAAAACTAGAGGTTGAAAAAGCTAAACAGTTAACTCAAATAGCAAAGTTAGAAGCTAGAAGAGTAACACTACTAGGTAAAGCTCAGATATCAGCAGGAGCTACAAGAAAACTTTACCTTAAACAAGCTGAAAACTTACAGAATGTAGCTAACCATGCTCAAGGAGTAGCAGATGCTATCAAAGAAACTCAAGAAGACGCTGCTAAATTAGATAAATCTGCATCATTTTTTGGAGATATTTCAAAAGTAGTAGGTGATATACCAGGGCTACGTAAACTTGTTGGACCATTTGATGCAGCTGCAAAAGCTTCTAAAGAAATGGCATTAGAGAATGCTAAAGGAGGAAAGCAAATGAGCACATTAAAAGCTGGAACAGATGCTTTCGGTAAATCCATGGGCGCTGCTGTAAAAAAATTCCTACCGCTATTAGTTATTAGTACTGTTGTAAAAGCAATCAAGTTCCTTGTTGATATAATGATGGGTGCTAATAAGGAAGCAGTTGGATTAGCTAGAGCTATGGGCACAAGTGTAGAAAATGCTCAAGTTCTTAGGAAACAGTTTGCACAAATCAGAACATCTACAGGGAGAACTAGAAATAATGTAGCAGCATTAGTCGAAGCTCAAAGTCAATTAAACGAAGAGTTTGGTGCTGTATTATATTCTTCAGATCAAATATTAGACAACCAAACATTTTTAACTTCAAGAGTAAAATTATCTGCCGAGGAAGCATCTAAGCTTGCTATAAGAATGGCTGCAACAAACGAAAGTACTGAAGATGTAAATAAAAATACTATTTCGTTTATGAATAACTTCGGTAAAGCAACCGGAGTAGGAATGACTTTTAAAGGAGTAATGTCTAGTGTAGCTGATGCTGGTGGACAAATAGCTGCTTCTTTTGGATTTTCTAATGAATCTTTAGCGAAAGGAGTACTACAAGTCAGAAGATTCGGATTAAATTTACAGCAAGCCTCTAATGTTGCTAGTAATCTATTAGATTTTGAACAATCTATAAGTTCAGAACTAGAAGCAGAATTATTAACTGGTCAACAATTTAACTTAGAAAGAGCTAGAGCAAAAGCAGCTACCGGAGATATAGCTGGTGCTACAGCAGATGTACTATCTCAAATGCAGAATTTAACTGCTGAACAGAGAAGAAGTCCTATTATAATGGATGCAATAGCTAAAGCAACAGGACTATCAGCAGACGAAATTCAAAAAGCTTATCTTATACAGACTAATCAGAATGCAGCAGCTAAAGAATACGAAAGGTTAATCAAGGCAGGAATGAGAGGAGAGGCTAATGCTTTCGCAATAAGAGCTGGAATAGATGATAAAACCATAGAGGGAATAGAAAAAAGAAAAACTATTGAAGAGGACTTTGCAGAAGCGATGAAAGATCTTAAATCTACATTTACTGGTTTAGTAGAAGGTGGTTTTTTAAGAGATTTAACAAAAGGAGCAAAAATATTTGCTAATGTAGTAAATAAATTAGCATACACTATGGGAATCTCTAACCCAGAAGATGATCTGAAAAAGATACAAGAAAGTAATGCATCTGAAAAAACAAAAGGAATCGCCACTAAATTAAAAGGATATACAGAAGGAAGTCTTACTGGAGATTTTATTAAAGGAGGAGGAGGCCTTGGCGGAATTTTACAATCAGCTATAGGAATGACCAAAAGGTATAAAGCTCAACAAATGTTAGAGAATATAAGTTCTAATGTAAAATCTGGTGAACAAATGGATGATTTTACTATCAGAAGTAACCCTAAAGATACGTTAGTAATGGCTGGTGGTACTCAATTTGGTAAAGAAACAAATGGACTACTTAGACAGCTTATCTCAGCAGTAGAAGGAGGCAAGGTAATTAATTTAGAAGGTAGAAAAGTAGGTGAAACATTAGTAATGTCAAGCTATAAAAGTTAACATATGTCAATTTTAAAAAATTATATAGAAGGTAAAACTCAACTTAACAAACTTAAGTACGGTTCTTTTAATGTAGGAAATGAACCTATCATACAAAAAACTATTCCTTCTACTATCGAAGAACAAGGTAATAAATCTAGCCAAGGAAGTAAAAGAGCAGACGACTTAGCAAGAATAGCTGCGTTAATGACTAGATCACAAGGATTAAGTTACCTATCTAATGAAGCACAGTTAGGTAGAGTAAGAATAAAAGGTAAAGAACAATCAGAAGAAGGATCTAGTCTTCTAGGTAACCTATTAGGTGGAAGTGTTAATGCAGCTAGAGTACTTGGTTCTACACTTGCACAAGTACCAGTTAATAACACAGGTATACATTTTGTAAAAGGCTTTCAAGCTAACAGTCATTACTTAGGTAGAAACTACGCTGGTGAAGTAAAAGAAGGCGGTAAGTTTGTAAATACTGGATTCGAAAAACAAGTCGCAGCTTTTGAATTAAAATCTCAAACAGCTCCTATTGAAATTGCAGGTCAGGAAGCAACGTTAATCTACAAAGGTCAGACACCTCCTGAAATAGTACCTCAACCAAACCGTGAGCAAAAAATTGAAAATAGAGTAGGTCTAGGTAATATAAGTAAAAAAATATCGAAAGACCCTAAAACAACATATTCTAAATTTGTTATTAAAGATGAACTGGACAGAATAAATTTATTAGAACCATATAAAACCGGAGGATCAATTACTACTTTTGAACAATTCAACGCAGTAAAAGATTCCAGAGATTTAGCTAAATTTAGATTTGAAGTTATAAATTCAGATAATAACGGTAAAAATACAGTATTAGTTTTTAGAGCATTAATAGATAGTATAGATGATAGTCATACAGCTGATTGGAGTTCTACAAATTATATTGGTAGAGGAGAACCTTTTTATAATTATATAGGCTCTCAAAGAT